AATGTAACTTTTTAGGTTCGGGAGATAACGTATTCGATGCACAATTAACCGATAAGATTAGAACTGAAATGGTTCGTCAACCTGAATCAAAGATGGTTCAAAATCAATTATGGATTTGGAAAGAACCTGTTGTTGGTCACAGATACATTATGGGTATGGACGTATCAAGGGGTGACTCTGAGGATTTTACATCATTCCAAGTTATCGATTTTGACGAAAGGGAACAAGTTGCCGAGTATGTTGGAAAACTTCCTCCTGATGTTGCTGCTGAAATTGCTTATAAGTGGGGAAATTACTACGATGCGTTTATTGTTATTGATATTACGGGTGGTATGGGAGTTTCAACATCAAGAAAATTACAAGAATTGGGTTATAAAAACTTATATGTTGATGGAATTAATTATGGTAATATTTGGGAGTCAACTGTTAAGTCTAATGAAAAAATACCGGGTATAAACTTTAATGGTAAAAGGGTTCAAATTATTGCGGCGTTTGAGGAAGCGTTAAGACATGGATTTAAATTGTATTCTGCTAGATTACTTGGTGAGATGAATACGTACGTTTATATAAACGGACGACCTGACCACATGAAAGGGCAACATGATGATTTAATTATGTCAATGTCAATGGCTTTATATGTTGGACAAAACGCATATAATCAACTTGAAAAGGTTAATGAACAAACAAAGGCTATGTTAAGCTCTTGGACCGTAGCTGACGACAGTACAAATAGAGAAATAACACAATTTAATCCGGGAATGCCTGTTTTATCGCCAACAGGATATAACGATGCTTTTTCATCGAATCCAACAAAAAAGGATTATGAACAGTATTTATGGTTATTCGGTAGAAGATAAAGTTTATTCATAAAAAAAAGATACTATATTTAGAGGGATGGCAGACAATTTCACCATATGGCAACGACTTACCAAAGTCTTTGGTCCCGACTCAACTTTGGGTCAACAGCCTCCAGTTTATAAATTTGATAAGAAGGAATTATTAAAAACCACAGATAAGCAAGAATTTGAGAAGGAAAAACTCCAAGCTCAACAGACAATGTATCTTGGTCAACAATGGGGTAAAGTAGAAAATAATTTATATTCTCAGGCAATTTATTATGAACCAACAAGATTGGCATCATATTATGATTATGAATCAATGGAATACACTCCTGAAATTTCCGCAGCTTTAGATATCTACGCTGAAGAATCAACAACAACAAATGAAGATGGATATATTCTACAAATATATTCAGAATCAAATAGAATTAAGGGAATATTAGCGGATTTATTTAATAACAGATTGGATATTAACACCAACTTACCAATGTGGACAAGAAACACTTGTAAGTATGGTGATAACTTTGTTTACTTGAAATTAGATTCTGAAAAAGGTATTATGGGTTGTCAACAACTTCCAAACATTGAAATTGAACGTTTGGAACGTGGTATGAAAATCAAACCATCACATAATACAACTGAGGATGCAAAATCTTTGAAATTCGTATGGAAAGTAAAAGATATGGAAATGAATACTTGGGAGGTGGCTCACTTCCGTTTGTTAGGTGATGATAGAAAACTTCCTTATGGCACTGCTATGTTAGAAAAAGCAAGACGTACTTGGAAACAGTTATTATTATCTGAAGATGCTATGTTGGTGTATAGAACATCAAGAGCACCTGAAAGACGTGTATTCAAAGTTTATGTTGGTAATATGGATGATAAGGACGTTGAACCATACATCCAAAGAATCGCCAATAAGTTTAAAAGAGACCAAGTTGTTGATTCAAAGACTGGTAACGTTGACTTAAGAATGAACCAAATGGCGGTTGACCAAGATTATTTCATTCCTGTTCGTGACCCAGCTCAAACAAGTCCTATTGAAACATTGGCGGGAGCACAGAACCTTTCAGAAATTGCCGATATTGAATACATCCAAAAGAAATTATTAACAGCTCTTCGTGTACCAAAAGCATTTTTAGGTTTTGAAGAAGTTGTTGGTGATGGTAAAAACTTGGCATTACAAGATATTCGTTTTGCTAGAACTATAAATAGAATTCAAAAATCTATGATTCAGGAACTAAATAAGATTGCAATTATTCACTTATTTATTCTTGGATTCGAAGATGAATTAACAAACTTTACATTAGGATTAACAAACCCATCAACTCAAGCTGATTTATTAAAGATTGAGAATTGGAAAGAAAAAATTACACTTTACAAAGAAGCGGTTTCTGACCCAGGCAACGGTATTCAAGCAGTATCAACAACATGGGCTAAAAAACACATTCTTGGATTTTCTGATGAGGAAATTAAATTGGATATCCAACAACAAAGAATTGAAAAAGCGGTTGGTGCTGAATTACAGAAAACACCTGAGGTAATTATTCATACAGGTATTTTTGATAATATTGATAGATTGTATGGTAAGAAACCCGGTGAAACAGCCACGCCACCTGCTGAGGGTGACGATATGGGTGGAGCACCACCAAGTGGTGATATGGGTAGTTTAGGCGGAATAGGTGGAGGACCTGAAGATATGGGTGGAGCACCTGATATTCCTGAGTCCCCTGAACCACCGTCTGGAGGTGAAGTAACACCTGAAAGTAAAATGAACGATTTAAATTTAATTTTGGAAGATGATTTAATTAGTGGTAGAGATGAAATTGATTTATCTAAAGGTAGAACATCAATTAATGAAATTGAAACCAAATTAAACGAATTATTAAATACTTAAGATATTTATTGATATGAGAAATTTTGGATTATTAAAAAGTATTGTTGAAAATGCTTTAGTTAAAACATACAAAACTGAAGATTTTAAACAAATTATAAAAGAATTTAGAGATTTTATTAAGGACAACAAATCCGTTGGTGAACTATATGTTGAATACGGTTCCTTAATGAAAACCAAAGGATTGAACGAAGAAGTTGCGAAAGAATTTTTGGGACTTTCAGTTGATTTCATAAAAAATACAATTAACAGTAACAAACGTGAATTTGAACAGTTTGACAGCTGGGTTGAAACTTTAGGAGAAAGTATTGATAATCAATATGAGTTATTAGATAACATGGTTTATGCAAAAACCGCCGATGATTTTACTAAATTGGTTGAATCAAGAAAACAAATGTGGAAGTTAATGTCAGAAACAAAAGAAGAATCAACAATCACAGAATCAGTTAACATTCCATTAGAATCTATGTTTGGTGTGGCAGCTGACACATTCGCAAAAGAATATTCACAATTAAGTGAATCTGAATTGTTTGAATTAAAATCAATCTTAAGAATGTCACAAGAAGAATTGAGTGAAGGTATTGAAAGATTGAAAACTGAGGTTCTTGGAAAACTTTCAGTTGTTAACGAAAGTGATGAAGATACAAATAAGAAATTAAACGAAACGAAGATAAGAATAGAATCAACACCAATTGATTCCTTATCATATTACAAACTTAAAAAATTGTCAGAAGGACTTTAAAATAAAAACCCCTCTTTCGAGGGGTTTTTTGTTATTCAGCTTTTTTGTCTGAACCTTTTGAGAAAATCTTCTCAACAACTGTAAGACCCAATCCACCACCAGCAATTAAACAAAGTGCATCAAACATATACTCAGGTGTTACACCATCTTTGGATGTAAATGTTGCAACATAAGCTAAGATAATTACGTTTAATAAAGTGAATAAAGATGCGAATCTTTTTGATGAAACGTCAGAACCGTTTCCTAGTAAATTCATAATAAAGTTTTTCATATTCTTGGTATTTGTTACCAATAAATATTAGTCAAAGTTACTTTGGGCGATTTGTTGTTTGTATATTGCTTTTTTTAATTGTTCTCTTTTCAAAGTTGTTTTTTTAACATACTCTTGTTTTGCACGAAGTTGTTCAATTTGTTTTGTTTTGATAACTTTGTGTTTGTAACGTTTTAAAGCTTTTTCCAAACTTTCACCTTTTTCTAAAATTATTTTTATCATATAAAAAATGTGTGTTATTGATATAAATATACAAATAAAATTAAATTTGTTAATAAGTTTTTTTTTATTATCTTTTCACTACAACAAATAAACATTTCACAAATGAAAAAGAATGAAAAAAGGGAAAACATCAAAATTGGATTTATTCCAAGATGCTAAGTGCTATTACGGTAGTGTAGATGCGACAGAATTAAAATCAATTTATTTAGTATTACAAACATGGGTAACACCCACACAAGAAAGGGATAATTGGGAAAGAGTAGTTGGGACAATATCTCGAACTATTAAACATAAAGTTTTAGAAGTTTACAATAAATCATTATTCAAAGAACATTTTATTGTTGATTTAGATTTAAGAACAAGTGGGATAAAAGTAGATAAAGCAAGTTTTTTAAATCTTGAAATTACATTCTTTACAAAAGAAAATATTGAGTTCAAATCTGAAAATATATCAACAGAATTAAATCACGTATTAAAAGAAGTTCACGACAATGTTTTAAAGAAATCAAAGTATTTTACCATTCAATATTCTAAAAACAAGTTGAAAAACAAAAACTTTGAGATATTCTAATATTTATTGATAAATATTTTAATATGAAGATACTTAAACCGAATGAAATAGGTAAAGGAATATTGATAGAATATGATGCAGGTCATATATCTATGAAAAATGCCGTAGATACTGATTTAGTTAATGAACAAAAATCACAATTAGACCACTCTAAACCATTTGTATTTTACGCAACTCTACAAAAGTATGGTACACCTAATAGAAATGGTCGTGTATATCCTGAAAATATTCTTAAAAGAGAAGCTGAAAAATATAAACAAACAATATCTAAAGGTTTGGCAACATCAGAACTTAATCACCCTGAATCATCTTTGATTGATTTGGACAGAGTATCACACATTATTGATGATATATGGTGGGATGATAACGTTCTTATGGGTAAACTAAGGTTATTAACCACACCAGGTTTCCATGAAAGAGGTATTGTATCCTCTAAGGGTGATGTAGCGGCAAACTTAATGAGACAAGGTGTTACGATGGGGGTATCTTCACGTGGTGTAGGTTCTTTAGCTAAAAAGGGAGAACACAATGAAGTTCAAAATGATTATGAAATGATTTGTTTTGACTTGGTTATGAATCCATCTACACCCGGCGCTTATCTATTCCTTAATAAGGATGACCGTCACAAATACGATGAAAATCTTGAAGAAGAAAAAAAATCAAAAGAAGATGGAAGAATTGATGGTGGTTTAGGCAAATCGCTTGACTTAATGGGAAAATTGAACGATTTTTTGGGATATAGATAAAATTATTATTATGGACGAAAAATATTTTGTAGCAAAAATTCAGTACGACTTGATTGATGAAAACTCAGGAAAAATCAAAAAAGTTAGAGAAGAAAAATTAGTTAAAGGTTACAGCGTAACAGATGTTGAAGCTAAAGTAACCGAAAAATTCAAAGGATTTCAACATGATTGGCGAATAACGGCAGTCAGTGAAAGTAAAATCGATGAAGTTTTTGAATAATTTAAAACCCGAGAAATCGGGTTTTTTTTATTTTATTATATCACCATTTAAGATTTTTTTGATTAGGGGCATATTTATAGTGTAAATAAAAACTATTTTATTATACAAAAAATGAGCGAAAAAAAATCATTAGTTGAGGAAGCGTTGTTACAAATGAAAAATTTGGAACAAGTTGTTACCGAAAACGCAAAAGGAATACTTGCTTCTACAATGAAGGAAGAAATCGAAGAGTTAGTAAAAGAGTCTCTTGAAGAGGCTGACACTTATGCTGAAAATGAGTCTTATAGTAACGAAGATGTTACTGAAGATGAAGAAGAAGATTCATTGATGGCTATGGACATGAAGACACCTATGATGGGTGATGATATGATGTCCGATGATTCAGATTCTATGAAAATGGATGACATGGATGACATGGATGACATGGGATTGGAAGATGATGATGATGAACTAGAACCGTTAGACATGACGGGAGCATCTATGGAAGAAATTATGGCAGTACTTAACGGTATGGGAGATAATGACGGAGTTATCATCAAGAAAACTGGTGAAGATTTAGATGTAGACAAAATTACTTTCCAAGACGATGACATGATGGAATCATTAGAAGAGTCAGATTATTACAACTCTAATGATACTAATGAATCATACGACGAAGAAATTGTTTACGAAATTGAATTAGGTGAAGATGATAATGTTGATGAAGATGACTCTACAGTAACGGAATCTAGTATGATGGTTAAACCAAAAGGTATGGGTATGGGAAAGGCAAAATCAGAATTACCAACAGGTAAAGTCAACATGAAAGGTTTTAAAGAAGATATGTCACAACATAAAGAAAGCTTTAAAGGTCCTAAGAAATTTGAATTTAAGGAAGGTGAACATGATGTTGAAGAAAAAGAAACTGAAACAAAAGAAGCAGCTAGAACTTACGGAAATGGAAGTAGAAATTTTCCAAAAAGAAAAGGTCTTCCAAAAATGAAAGTTATTACAAATGACGCTTTACAAGAAGAAGTTGAAAAGTTGAGAGCTAAAAATGAAGAGTACAGAAAAGCATTAAATATTTTCAGAGAAAAATTAAATGAAGTTGCTGTTTTTAATTCTAACTTAGCTTACGCTACAAGATTGTTTACTGAACATACAACTACAAAATCAGAAAAAATAAATATCATGAGACGTTTTGACAACGTCGAAACAATCAAAGAATCTAAAAATCTTTATCAAACTATTAAGGAGGAATTGGGTTCAGTTGAAAAACCAATGGTTAAAGAATCTATCGTTGAAAACATTGATAGAACACCATCAAAAGGTTCAACTAATTTGGTTGAAAGTAAGACATATGAAAATCCACAGTTCTTAAGAATGAAGGACCTTATGTCAAAAATGAATAAATAAAAAATAAACTAAAAACAAACTAAATATTTTAAAAAATGGGAGCATTATTAGAATCAGGTCTTGTTGGTAACATTGGTCTTAAGCACCTTAAAGTTATCAAAG